TTTTCTGCTGCTTCCGACATTATATATCCTTTCCTATGTCACTAATTTCGTTTGCAATATAGTATAAAGCAGAAAGCTCTCCTTGCAAATATTTATAATGTTCCATATCTTTTAGACTACCCGACATGAGAGTTTCTTGTATCTGTTCCTCTCTGCGCTCGATTAGTCTTTTAACCTTATCGATTAAAGAAATATCATCCATTTATTTTGATTTTTTTGGTCTACCTTTTTTCTTAGCCGCTGGTTTTTTCTTAGCAGCCGTTGCTTTTTTCTTAGCTGGTGCTTTTTTCTTAGCCGCAGCTTTTTTAGGAGCTGGTTTTTCAACCACTTCCTCTTCAACAGGCAATCCAGCTTCAATTCTAGCCATTTTATTGGCTATCCGATCAAGATTTGCCTGGTGTTTTTTCTCCTCTGCATCTTGAGCAGCTTTGAGTTCTTCGGCTTCTTTAATCCTTTCAGCTTCTTTTTCAGCTTTAAGATTTTTAACCGCTTCTAATTTGTATGATGTTGTCATAACAAGCCTCTAATTTTATTTTCTAATTCAAACAATTTCAGATCTGCATTTTGTTTCAATCTGTCAATCGCCACTTCGAGTTTATCATCTGCTATTGATTTTTGCACATTCATGCGCTCCGCTTGCAATTCCGCATCGATCATTTTTTCTTGAGCTCTTTGATTTTGTTTCTGTGAGAATTGTTGATTTTCAAGATCCAGCTCTTTGTCTTTAAGATCTAATTCTCTCTTTCTTATGTCAACCAATGGATCTTCGCCACCGCTCATCCCTATAGATTGTAAAAACTCAGAGGCAAGTTCAGCCATGATGCTAGAGCTCATCTGCTCCATCATCATTTGTATTTGTTGGCCGATCATTTGTGCTTCTTCTTGTGGGACTTGCTGCATCTGTGCTTGGATCTCTACAATTCTTTGTTTCATCTCTTCTGGCATTTGTTCTTGAGCAATTTGGCTGGCCATAAATTGTAGATGTTGCATGCAATGACTAATAATCAATGCTTGCACCTGGGGACTTTGTTTAACCAAATCTGTAAAAAATAAACTTTTGTGGGTTTCAACATGGGCTTGGTGATTCTGCTCTGGAAATGCTTGAGCTGGTTGGCCTAGTAATAAAGTAGAGTTTTCTGTTCCCGCATCTATTGGTTTTGGCGTCATGTCTGGCGGTGGCTGTATCAATGATTCTACATTATCGACGCCTAATGCTGCATACATTCTTCGGTATGCCTCATAAATGCCCATCGGACCATGTATCTCTGGATTTGACTGCACCATTTGTAATAACTCTTGGGCCAAAGTTACTCTTTGGCTTTGTGAAAATATATTGGGATCTGATATTGGTATGATGTCTACCCGATCATCAAAATCTTGTTGTTTAATTTCGCTTGGAGCTGTGCCATTTTGGAATGTATAAACAGGCGGTAAAGATTCCGAAAACACTTTAGACAATAAGCCAAACTCTACTTTTTGAGAGTGATGCAATCTTTTGTGGATTGCGCTCATCACTTTCGTTCCACGTTCCAATAAAGCGACTGTGGTTCCCACAGGCATTGCTTGATTCATGTCGCCCACATTCATGTCAGCTATGGCCGCAAATCGTTTGCCAGAATCAACCAAGATTCCTAATAATTGCATCAATACATTGCTTGGCTCTTTAATCGGCAGCGGGATTAAATTTTCTCTTAGCGATCCGCCAGTAGTATCAATGTCTCTAAACTCGCCTGGTTGCAATGGATCATCTTCATCCCGGATCCTCATTCCTCTGGCTTTAAAGCCAGCTGGTAAATTCGCCAATGTTCCGGCATCAATGAGTTGTCTAAGTATTGATGTTGATGCTTTTGATAAGCCGCCGATCATGTGCGAAAGTCCTAGGCCATAAAAACCGAGTCCTGGCATAAACTTGTATTGCACAAAATAATTAATCTTATTTTTGAGCATATCATTTGGAAGGTAATTTCTTCTAATTGACAATACTTTTTCAGAGTCTTCTTCTATTGTGACAATGTAAGGCAGCTTCAATCCGGTTGTTCTGCCTTCTTGGTCCATGTCCTCGAAGCCTTCAATATCCAATACTGTGTGGACTTCGTAAACTGTTCTGTTCCGGTTTTCTTTATAAGAAGGTGAGACACCCTGTATTTCATCGATTGCTTCTTCGACATCGGACATATCTTCTGAGTAAGAATCAGATCCGATATCTACATTTGCGTAAAAACCAGTAAGTTGTTGTTTTTTGATCTCGTTTGAAGACATGCTGATCGCATGTGTAATTCTCTCAGCAGAGCTGATATCTGTGGCCTCGTAAGGCACAATCAGATCCTCTGGAGTTATAAATTTAGAAACTGCTCTGTTTAAAACAAAATCAAAATAAACTTTTTTGAATGTCGATCCAGCCAATGGCAAATAAAATAACATTTGGTCGAGCTCTGGATCATATTCCTCCATTACATTCATAATGTAATAATTCATAAACTCCTGGACTCTTTCGGCTTGGCTCTCTGTTTCGATTGTGCGAGCTCCTACAATTTCTGTTTTTACTGGACCTTTAGCTGGCAACATTTCCTTATAAGCCTGGGCTTGGAATTGGGTTGTTGCTTCTGCCAAAATCGGGTGAATAACACCAGAGCTGCCCTCAAAAGGCTGTGATCTGCCTTCGTCAAATTTCATTCCTAAATATTTTAGGCCTTCTGTGTAAGTTTTTTCCCAATCGCTTCTGGATTGTTTGTCGCCTTTAATAGAGCTCAATAAATCACCAGAAATACTTTGCAAAATATCATCCGATAGAAAATCGACTAGGTTGGCGTTAAAATCATCTGTGGGTTGTGGCTGACTTTGTTCTATCTCATCGTCAATAAAAATTTGTTCATTATCGACCAATATTTGTGCTGCTTCTGCAATTTGATCTTCCCGAGTTGTATCGGGAAAAACCTCTACAGCGGATCCTTGAGTTCTTACATCTGGATTGCTTTCGGTTCCTAATTGTTTGTCAATCGCCATATCTAATTAGTGTAGCACTCTTGGACTATGATAATCCATATCAATTAAATCTGTCAGCTCGCCGTCAACAGACAAACCATGATAATCTGCGATCGTTTCCGCGTCTTCTAAATTTTGTGCATGTATGTTTGGTCCAGCATAGTCTTTCCCGTCCAATTCAAAACTCGTCACAAATATTTTTAGTAATATACTGTTCTGTTCTTCTTTAATAATCTCACCTCATCTTGGTAGTCTTCATTCAAAGATATAAAACCGCCTTGTCTAAATCTCATCAATGCCATTGTAGCACTATCGCAAAAGTCGTCATAATCGCCGAAAGGGAAGGATGCCATCTCTTCAATCACTTCATCTGCAAAATCTTTCTCTGGTGCCCATACCATGCCAGACTCAAATATGGGTGCAACACTGTTCATCCTAGCAATTTTATCCTGGCCTCTGCTCGGCGCATAAGAAGTTACAGGTATGCCCATTCTTCTCAGCTCATGTGTCAATGGTGTTCCAGACGCTTTGGCTTCAATTAAAACACAATCTGGCTCCCAATATCTATATTCTTCTAATGCCATTCTTTTAAGCTCTGGAAAATCTACTCGCACTCTTTTTGCATCAAGTAATATAATTTCATCTGCCTCGCCTTCTTCTCTGTTGAATATTGCCCAGGTTGTAATTGCTGAATAATCAGCTGTTTCTTTTTTTGAAAAAGCGGTGTCATAACTTTGAATTACATAAGAATATGGCGGTATATCTGGGTTTTCCCATCGATTCCACCATTCTCTTTTAACAATAGAGCCTTCTTCCGCAGTTGGGTTTTGCATCCATTGGCTATTCCATTTGGATATTGGCAAAGATGCTTTAACACCCAAGAGCTCCTCTTTTTTCCAAAATTCTGGCCATAAAGGATCTTCTGATTCTGGCATAATTGCTGGAAACTCAATCACTTCCCATTGATCGGCATGATCCTCGCCTTGCCTGTTTAATACTTTTCCAACCAAATCTTTGGTGCTCCAACGTGTCATTACTATCACGATTATTCCGCCTGGTTGTAGACGCTGCCTTGGACCAGAAGTGTACCATTCGTATGCGGACTCTAAGGCTTTTGGTGACATTGCATCTTGCTCTGAATGAGGATCATCAATAACCAAAAGATCAGCACCACGGCCTGTAATTGCACCACCCACGCCAGCTGCGAAAAACTCACCTTCTTGGTTGCTCGTCCAACGGCCAGCTGATTTGTTATCCGCTTGTAACTGTAGCTCTGGAAAAACATGTTGGTAATCTTCGCTGCCAATAAGGTTTCTGACTTTACGGCCAAACCTTACAGCAAGTTCCGCTGTGTGTGTTGTCTGAATAATTTTTAAGTCGCCTCTTCTGCCCATCATCCAAGCCGGAAAAAAAGTAGATGCAAACTCTGATTTTGAGTGCCTGGGCGGTAAACAAACAATCAATCTCTTGAGTTTACCATCTGCAATTCGATTGAATTTATCTGCTATTATTTTATGATGTCGGCCTTCAATAAAATCTGGCCACATGTGTTTGATAAACGACATGAAATCGGATTGGCAACTGTCTTGTTTCTCTAATTGATCGTATCGATTAATTAAAGCAAGCGCCTCGGCTTTATCTTGCTCAGACAGAATATCAAAATCTTTGTAGGAAACTTCACTCATAAGCGAGCCGGGGGGCAAGGTAGTGACGTAAAAGACCACCCGACTCTAAGCGAAACCGCCTAGACGTAGTATTACACATCGCTAAATCTCGTGCCATGGTTCATTCATAAATAACAAACTTTCTGCCTCACGCCTACGGATCAAGCCATCCAATGTCTTTCCTCCGGCCTTATTCCATCGTCGCATCTCGCTTGGTACTCTGGCAAAATTCTTGGCATTAATTTCTTTAAGCATAGTAGAGGACTTTAGGTTTGAAGGCCCAAGATTCCAAGTCCATGCCATAATTGCGTCCCATTGATTTTGTGTAAGCTCAACTTCAATATATTTTTCCAAATAAGTCTCAAACTCTTCCAATTCTTCATCGAATCTTTTTTCGACTTCTTCCATAGTCATTTTTGTGTTTTCATTAATGCCTTTTGTAAAGCCGAATCCACACGTCCAAACTCCTACGCTATCTTGATAACTATAACAAACACCATCTTTCTGTGGGCACCCTTCAAATTTTTTGATGAGTGCCTTTCCCTCTTCGGATATTTTCATTTCATACTCCCCATGTTCCGTCCGATCTAATCTTAGCGACTTTTTTACCGCCGTGATATTCAACAGCCAACTGTTCATCAATAAGAATAGCGCAGATATCCCGACCATCTTCACTGTACGGAATACCCAAGATACGTCCGTATTTACCTTTGCCAAGCGATTTAACTTTGAATTTACCACTACATAACTCCTTTAATCGTTCTTTTGCTTTCAATCCTAAGACCTTTTCTTGTGCTCTTTCTGGATATCTTTTTGTGTTGATGCGACTCTCCGGGGTATCGATCCCGGCAAGTCGTATTCTTTGTTTGTGCAATCTGACTGAAAATCCTAGGTCCAGCACACAATCCAAGGTGTCCCCATCTATTATTCTGTCTAGGGTTGCGTTATATACAAAAGCATCTGGCGCATCACTCATTTGTTTCTCCTTCTTTGGTTGTAACCATTCTATAATATACTACGACATCTTTGAGCTCAGTGATGTATCGTTTGAGCTCTTGCATGTTGTAGGCCATCACTTCGTAATCCGGCACTGTCATTGCTAAAAATACAAGCTCACCTTCTTGTTCTTCGATGATTTTAAATTGTTCTGTGTAGTTTTCTGGCGTAATGGTCAACCATCTGACTTCCTTGAGATCTATTTCCCTAGGCATTACAGGCTGGACAATCGTTCTGTCTATTGGCTTCGATGTAACCTGTATTTCTTTAGTTGGAATTAGACTGCAACTGCAAGCCATCATCGAGATTATCAACAGTGCTGCTGAGTTTTTCGATGTCTTCCATGATATGTTTTGTGCCATTATTTATTTTCCTCTGCATTTCTACCGGATCTGCAAGTATTTTAGCTGTTAATTTATAATTCTGAATAAACTGAGTGTATCTGTTGAGCTCTCTCATTGCCGCTTGACTTTTAACTGTCATGTCTTGGAGCTGTTGTGTTTGGAGTTGAAAATCATTCTCCAAGGTTTTGATTGTCTCTTCTTGGATTGCAACAGCTCCCTCCAGGCTTTTATTATTGGCTTGTAAAACAATGTTTTCGTTATATAGCCAATAAGAGAGGGCACCCAATACCAATATAATTCCTATAAGTAACTGTTGCATTATAATCTTTTGATTATGTAGTTGAGGCCGCCAGCGCTTCTGTATTCAATCAATTTATTATCCTCATCTATAAATTTTAAGTGCCTATCTTTTTGAACCATGACTCTTTTCGATATGTAAATTCTATCATCGGCATCGCCATACTCTTTGTTCCAGGACACTGTAAC